GTTAAAGCCCTCTATGGAGTTCAAATCACTCCCGAGCAGATTGCCTGGTGGCGATGGACCGTTGCAGAGCGAATTGCTGACGAGACTCTCGCTTACCAGGAACATCCCCCCACCGAAAACTATGCCTTTGTACTTACCGGGAGCCAGTTCTTCAGCATCACGCGGATTAACGAGCAGTGGAAAGAAGCAAAGAAAGTTCCGTTCAACTGCTACAAGTTCGGATTCGGCCAGCACTACACCGACACAATCCTCGTTAAAACGAATCCTGCAAACGCTACGCTAAGAATCTGGGAAACCCCCGTTGAAGGAGCAGTGTATGTACTCGGTGCAGACCCCGCATACGGTTCTAGCGATTGGGCCGACAAGTTTGCTATACAGGTTTTCCGTTGCTACTCAGATCGGATCGTTCAGGTTGCCGAGTTCGCAACGTCCGACCTCAACTGCTATCAGTTTGCGTGGGTTATCTGCTACCTCGCGGGTGCGTACCGTACCGTTTTCCTCAATCTTGAGATCAACGGCCCCGGCCAAGCGGTTCTTACTGAATTAAGAAACATGAAACTGACCGTGGGCAAGATCGATAACCCCGGCATCGTCATGTCAGACGTAGTAGGCAACATCAAACACTACCTCTGGAGAAAGCCCGACTCCCCCAACATTACCCAGTCTTTGGGCTATGTGACCAATCACAACTCCAAACACCGGATGTTCAACGCTTACAAGGACTTTTTTGAACGCGGAATGGCCGATATTCATTCTCTGGATCTGCTTGCGGAGATGAAAACCGTTGTCAATGACGGTGGAACTATTGAGGCTCCGGGTAGATTGAAGGATGACAGGACCGTAGCGGCGTGTTTGGCTGCTATCCAGTATGTAGATATGGTTAGAGCCAGACTTGCAAGGCAGGGAAGTATGTCCTATGCCAAGGCAAAGGCGGTTGAATCGGTTAATGGCAAGGCAGGAGAGGACGTAACCCAGAGAATGATTACGAATTTCCTGCGGCGTCATGTACCTGGAGTAACAATGTGAACGTATTGCCTTGGGAACATATTGCCCATGTCTTGAGTACCATTCACGGGGATCTTTCTACCCCTTGGACGTACCGGATGATGAGCAGGCAATGCAAAATAGCCAATGTCAGGGCCGAAATTTTCCGTTTGGCAGCCCGAAATGAGCTAAGAAGTACCAAATATCAGCATATTTTGAGCCGTTTTGTCCATGAAATTGAGTCTGGGGCATTGAGGGTTTACTATGCCAATCCAGAGGCCAGAAGGCATATCTGGGGTGAAGGCAGGATAAAGGACTATGCCCAGAACGTTCCCGTGGAAAACAAAAAGCGGGATTGGAACAGCCAACACCCTGAACACCGGGGAAGAATTGTCAAGAACAAGGTCATTGTTGAGTATGGAGAGGCAAAAACAGAGACTAAGGTTCTTAAAGTCAGTATCGGGTCTGATGGGCCGTGGCTAAAACCGGGCATCAGGAAGCACCAAACGTACAAAATGCCGGGTGAGAAATAATGGGCCAGCCAATTGCCAGCAATATCCAGAACGTTTCCCAGGTTCTGTCCGCTCCTAACAACGCAGTTGGCGTAGTAGTCAAAACCGGCTATGGAACCGTCTACACCTCTAACGCACTAGGCCAAGCCACCGTAGCAGGTCAGGACGTTCAGTTCCTTCTTGGCCTTGGATGGACCCCCGTATACACAACCCAAACCCTTTTGTCTCCGGGTGGGCGTCCTAACGTGGCTTTTACCGGACCATCCGGCATTACCTATACAGCAGGCAACACGGGTACCGCAGCCATTGGCATAAACGACATTGCCTATGCCCTCCAGATCGGTTGGACAGCTTCGGCAAGCTCAGGCGGCATCCCCATAACACTTGCAGGCTCCGTAACCGCTACGGCACTTACCGCCAACACCGCAACGGTTGGAACCAATGGCGGGTTCCTGCAAATCAATTCCAGTGGTTACGCCGTAGGTCAGTGGGTTCCCCGTACCAATAGTATTGCCAATCTTTTATCTACGATAGGCAACGCCGGAGAACTTGCTTGCGCTACTGACATACCCGCTGTCATGCAATTTACTGGCACCGTTGCGGGAGGAAAAATTGCGTACTTTGGTTGCAGCTTGGCGTATGTAAACGCATCAATCCCCGGCATTGTTAACACCGCCCAAAACGGATATTCGCTGCCAACAAGTGTTGGGCTGGCATCTGTAACTATAAATCCTTCAACAAATGCTTCTGGAGGATACGCGGGCGGATCAAGCGATGTTGTTATTGGTAACTACTTAAACACATCAACAGTAACGCCCGTGTTGGGCACTAACAACATTGTTATTGGTACAGGGAAAAACATAGCGTTAAATGGGGCAACTGGAAGCGCTTTCCAAAACAACGTTTTAATTGGTGTTGGGGCTATTATTACTGATGGGTATTCTTACAATAATTGCGTAATCGGGTCTACCGGTATTCTTGGCATTACCCAACTTTCTTTTTGCAAGCAATCTTCAAATATCGGTTCAAACGGATTTAGCGTTAGCGGAACGGGTATTACAGGTACTTCCCTAATAGACAGCTTTGCAAGTATTGGCTCTAACAACAACACTGTTTTAGCAAACGCTCTTACTCCTGCCAATACCGGGTCGTACATGACTCAGATTGGAACGTACAACGTAGTAACGGGCGGGGCAGATAACCTGGCGGTTATTGGATCGTCAAATAACTGGGGCTTGCTTTCTACCGACCTGATGTCGGGTGGCGGTTGTATTGGCGTGTCGTTGCAAGACGCTGGAATGAACAACGCGGCGTTTCTTTCAAGCAGCTCAAGCCTGTTGCGTGTTGGAAATGGGTGCCTTCCAAACTTAGGTTTTGGAACAGAGTGCATCATTGACTTTCTGACAAACGCCGTAGGTACCGGAGCCGCAGGTGTCAATGGGAATCTGATTCTTCTTGGAAGCGCAAAACAATACAACGCCGTGCCCTATAACGGCACGGCGTCCAGCCGTGGCACGCTCTCCGGCGGCCGCGGCGCCAACGTCGCGTACCAGTTCGCGTTGGCCGATCAGGGTTACACGGTAAGCGCAATTACCGCCAACGCAGCAACGCATACCGTTCCTGACGGTTGCTCAACGGTTGTGATGATGCCAAACGCCGTGTATGCAACGCATACGGAACAGTTCCCTCCCAATCCTATAGATGGCCTGACGCTAACGTTTACCAATGGTTCCGCGTTTGCAATGACTTCTTTTAGCGTTTCAACAAACGCAGGTCAAAGCGTTACCGGCGGAAGTCCGTTTGTTGTTGGTGCCGTTGCGGTTGGAGCGGTCGCCTGCAAGTATATGTATTGCAAATCCGGCGCGGTTAGTGGCGCTCCTGCAAACACCTGGGTTCGGGTTGGCTAATGACTACAGCAACCATACCATTTGTTTTTAATGCCGCATCGCCTATTGTCAAAGGCGCTTCGCCTTCCGAGATGTTTCAGTTTTCTTTGGTGCCCAAAACAACTGCGTCCACTGGAAGCGGCAGCGCGTCAACTTTGCACGATTTGAATATACAAACCGTAGCGGGCGCGTCTAATAATGTTTTTCAGTGCGTTCTTACAGACAGCCTTCAATACCAAGGAACTATTCTTGTAAACAATACGCCCGCTTTTGTTGGAAACATAGCGCCCGGACAAATTGCAACGTTTGTTTCTGCTGGAACTGCAAGTATTACGGCAACAAACCCAACCCTTGGAACAATGGTCTTGTCCCAAGCCGTATCGCAATCAGGATCATCACAACAGTTTACGAGCTATATAACGGGGTCTTTGGCTCAACAAATAAGTTCTGCCATTGATTCTACAATCAGCGGAAAAACGTGGGGATCAACTACCGTCAGCAGGTACACGTCTTTTACCACGACAACCGCAACGGCCAATTCATCTTTATGGTGTTCGTCGCTGGTTGATACTACCGGCATCCCTTTTAGTTACGGTTCACCGTATGGCGCTTCTTATGTTGGTGCGTTGATTTCTCCCAACCATATTTTGTTTGCGAGCCATGCTTCGGTAAACAACGGGACACTTGTTTATTTTCTTGGCAACGATAGCGTTGTGTATTCCGGGAAAGTAATTACCGTGGCTAGCGTTGCCGGTACGGATATAACGGTTGCGTATTTGAATACTGCCGCAGGAGCGGTGGCAATAAATTCCGTTATCCCTACCAGCAAGTGCAAACCGTTTTCTTTTCTGCCAACCAACTTTGCTCTGGCAAGTGGTTCTTCGTATCTTGCGTCATTGAATCAGGCAACGGGAATACAAGGTTATATCTATGTTCCGGTAATGTATCGAAACCAATACAATGAAATACTGCTGATGGATCTGACGTCATTCCCAAGCACGGGAGAGTGTACGTTTTCAGGCTGCGCTCAAACAACTCCGGTAAACAGAACTCCGTGGTCGCAATCTCCCGCCGCCGTTGCTGCTGGCAGGCAATACACTTACGGGCCGATAGTAAATGACAGCGGTTCTCCGGTGTTTACTGTTATCCCCGGAGATGCAACAAAAACCCCATGTCTTTTTGGAACGTGGCATACCGGAAATTCCCCGGCACCGGGGGCTGGAACAGTTCCCAATGTTGCGGCATACGTTTCCCAAATTGCAACGGCCATGCAATCAAGTGCAATAGCTGGCTCTGCTGGCACAGACACTACGGCCTACACGCCAACGATTATTTCGTTGTCTGGTTTTACAACCTACACATAAAAAATAAAATGGCAATTATTAAAGAATGGCGGTGCAAGGAACATGGGGAATTTGAATCCAGGTTCGCTGTTTGTCCGAATGGTTGCGTATCTGTTGATCGGATTCATACTCGCGCTCCTGCTACTGTTTCGCGCCGCACAAAAAACATTGACGCTACCTTGTCTGGTATTGCGTCTGATTACAAGCTTTCGGACATATCGAACAAAAACGGGTCGCTTGCGAACAGCGTTGACAAATACAAACCGGCTGCTGAGGCAGATCCGGCAATGCAAAAATACATCCAAAGCAAAGTAGGTGCTTTTGGTGGCCGTATGCTGGTAGATCCGGCTACGGGATGTATGTACCGGGATAATTCCAACCTGCCTGAATCCAAGGCAAAGGTTGTTGGCAAGACTGAGGCCATTAACGGCGTCAGCACTAATGTTCCTATCAAGCCCGTGGTTCAAGGGTCTTGCGATGCAAATGGAAGGTTGCTGCGGTGAAAATTCCATCAGATCCGGCACTACGCATTGCGTTTTACAACAGCCTAATTTCGCAATGTTTTGCGTCGCGTCAGACGCGCATGGACTTTTATTCCCAAATGAGGATGTATTACCTCTTTGGATCGGAAACGGGGCAACTTCCAGAGGGGTCAATCAACAAGATTTATCCCACAATTGACCTTCTTTGCTCGTTTTTGTACGCACAGGAAACAACTCGATTTGCCACGCAATTTGACAAAAGCGCGGATAAATTAAGTATTCAGCGTGCTTCTAGCATGAATGAAGCCATTAATGACGAATGGTTTAATTCCAATGCTGATTCCATAGCCAATGATGCGGTTAAATGGGGCCTTGTCTACAACACAATGATCGTAAAACTGGTCATTCGTGGCACGGACATAGCGCCTTACCTTGTAAATCCGCAGAATTTTGGGGTGCTAAGAGAGGATATTCCTTCGCTTGACCGGCAAGAAGCGTGCGCGGTTATGTACCAGCAGACCGTCACGGACATGGATACGCAACTTGTAGGTCATCCCCGCCGCGATGAAATCATGTCCCAAGTCTCCGCGACAAAACGTCAGGACGATGGAGACCAGAATCTTCCCATATCTCGTCTGTTAATTTCTGCGGGACCGGGTACGGGATCAAGCAATATCACGGGCCAAGCCGATCAAACCTCTGCCTATACTTTTGCCTATGCTCCGGTAGTAGATGCGGACATGGTAAAGATGTATGAGCTATACGTTTACGACGATGATCTTAACGACTATCGGATCGTGACAATTGCAAACCCTGGCGTGATTGTTTTTGATCGCCCTGCGGAAAAAGTATTCTTGCAACACGAATTGCCGTTTATCAAGTTCACGCCTAACCCGCTGCCGGATTATTTTTGGGGATTGGCAGAAGTTGACCAGATCAAGGGTTTGCAAAAGCGTAGGGACAAACTGACCAATATGCTCCAGCATTTGCTGGATTTAAACGCCCAACCGCCTAAAGCACTTATGGGCGATGGTTGGACGGGTTTGGCTGATGAAAAGTTTCTGGCTCTTGGGGAGCCGGATTCTTACATATCCATTGATAACCCCAACGCCAAGGTTCAGGAGTTTCGGCCTTCCATACCGGAGGATTTGTGGCGCGAGTTTGGCTACAACGACGAACAGTTTCAGGAAGCCGTTGGACTGTCCAACACCTTGCAAGGCAAGGGAGAGCATGGCGTTAGAAGCCAAAGCCATTCCAAGAGCCTAGCCACAATGGGTTCTAGCCGGGCCAAAAAGCGGGCTTTGGTGATTGAGGATTCGCTAGAAAAAATGGCTACGCTTTACGCAAAACTGATGCGCCGGTATGACGATAAGCATTATGTTGACGATATGGGCCAGTCTTTTGTGTTTGCCCAAATAGACGACAAGTTCTTGGTGAAAGTGGACGCACACTCCAACAGCCCGATTTTCATGGAAGATCAGCAGCAGATGGCCAGTCAATTGCTGCAAAGCGGGTCAATAAGCAAAAAGCGATTCCTCCAGTTGATGAATCCGCCTATGCTGCAAACGCTTATTAATGATTTGGCAGAGAAAATTGAGCCTGCCGAGCAACAAGCTGCGGAAAAGAAAGAAAAGATGGAACTGGTTTCCATTGCCGCAAAGCAGCATGATGACCCTAATTTCCTCGATAAACTGATGAAAATGTTTGGTAAAGGACAATGAAATGCCAGCCGCATACGGACAAGGTACTCAGTACACGCACATTACTACCGCTACAACCACGACTATTGCAGCGTCGGTTGGGCCTAATACCAACTTTGGCGGCACATTAGTATCCGTCACGGTCAATACCACTAGCCCTGGCGGAACTATCACAATTTACGATAGCGCCACGGCTTCTGGGGCGGTTATTGCAATCATTACCGTTGTGACCGCGACCGATCCGTTTTCCCTGCCGTACAACATTCAGTGCAAGAATGGTTTGACCATAGTTACCTCTGCCACGACTGACGTAACAATTGGTTGGTTTTAACTTGACAAACAAAAATC